TGTATGCTAAAAAACTAACAATCAACAAAGGTGTTGACAACGTGGTGTTGTTTGAGTTTATCAATCAAGACGAAAAACCTGTGAATATAACAGGCAGCACACTGACATTTAGAATGGTCAGTCAAAACGGCGATGCATTGCTGGTACAAAAACAAATGACAATCATCAATGCTGCGTATGGCCGTGCCAAAGTCACACTGACACCTGCTGAACTTGATGTGGTTGAAGCACAACCAGCAGGCTACAGCATTATGCGAGCCAGCGGCAATTTGATAGAAGCAGTGTTTACTGATGCGCAAGCAGGCGCCAGAGCTCCAGCTGATATTGTGGACAGCATTTATCCTGAATTTATCCCCAGTACTGAATTAACAATACCAACTGTGAACTTGTCGGCACAGACCAGTTACGGCGGCAGCAGTGGATCACAATATCCAGATTGGGCATTGCAAGCAGGACAACCAATTGGGTCAACTACTCCATACCAGTCAACCGAATACTACAGCAGTCAAATTGAGCCACGCGGTCCTGTTACCACCATACAGATGGATTTGATTGGATACACAGGCACAATCAAAGCACAAGCAGCCGAAACGTATCAAAGTATTTGGTACAATGTAACACCATCTACCCAGTACTTGAATGCAACCGAAACTATCCATATGAATGTGATTGGGTGGCATCCATTGTTGCGTTTGTGTTTCAACAACAGTGTGACCACAACTGGGTTAGATGGAACCAACTTCGGAACGGCTGCCACAGCCAATGCAGTGGTAACTGACGGTGTTGTTACCAGCGTATCTGTAACTAGTCCAGGTTCCGGATACCAAGCACCTCCGTTGATAACTTTTGTTGGAAATGGCGCCGGAGCAACTGCCACTTCCACAATTGGTGCAGGCGGCGTATTAACAGGAATCAACTTGACTTCAGGCGGTTCTGGCTATCGTCCAAATCCTTATACCATGTTGTCAATTGCTGTGATAATATCTACTGGGCATATAGAAAATATAAAATATCGTTAAGCCAATTCAAGTTGATTCTTGCGGCAAAACATGTTATAATAGTAGCATGATTGATGTGTTAGCATTTTTACCCAGCAAAAGAAAACAGTCTAGTTCTGGTTGGCTTAGTTTCAATGCACCATGTTGTGTACACAACGGCAACAGTGCAGATCGACGAGGCCGCGGCGGCATCAAAGTTTCTGACCAAGGCTGGAGTTACCACTGTTTCAACTGTGGATACACTGCCAGTTTTATTTTGGGACGCAACATTGGATTCAAAGCACGTAAATTGCTTGAATGGATAGGTGTCCCGGAAAACGATATCAATCAACTCAATCTTGAAAGTATGCGTCATCGCAGTATGGAAGGCATGCTGGAAGATCGCCAACGTGAGTGGAACAACACAAAGCCAATTGAATTTAAGGAAGCAGAACTTCCAGAGTTTTCAGATTTTGTAACACCAGATAGTCCCGCGGAATGGGCTTACTTGCGAAGCAGATGCATTCCTGAAGACTACCCATTGATGGTGGCAGCCACCAGTAGAAGCGGCGTTGTTATTCCGTTCACATACAACAACCAAGTTGTGGGCAGTACAATTCGATTCTTAGATGATCGCAACCCACGTTACATCAATGATACTCAATCCGGCTATGTGTTTGGCATGGATCTACAACAAACTGGCTGGCAACATGTGATTGTGACAGAAGGCATATTTGATGCGCTGTGTATCAGTGGATTGGCTGTTATGCACAATCAAATAAGTGATGAGCAAGCAAGATTGATACGCAGTTTGGGACACGATGTCACTGTGGTGCCAGATCAAGACCACGCAGGGATTGCACTGATAGACCGTGCAGTGGAGTTGGGTTGGGCAGTGAGTATTCCTGATTGGCCGGACACTGTAAAAGATATCAACGACGCTGTGAAACTGTGGGGCAAGTTGCCAACATTGCTAACTATAATGCAATCGAGAGAAACAAGCAAAATAAAAATTGAGTTGAGGAAACGTCAACTCGAAAAGAAAATCAACAGACCGAGAGAAATAGATGCTTAAAGAATACAATAAACTATGGGTATTTGGAGATAGTTATACTACCCCTTATGTGTGTGTGGATCCTCGGGAAAGTTTTTGGGGACTGTTAGCAACACATCTTGATATTAATTCAATTAATAATTGCTCTAGACCTGTTAATAGTTTTGATACTGTGTGTCAATTACTAGTTGGATTACAAAATGAGATACAGTGGAGCACAGATCTTGTGTTAATTGGCATTCCTCCATTGGAAAGGATTTCAGTATTTGACAATCATAAAAATACAGAATATCTAGGACATACAATTGATACGCACACATGGCAATATCAAAAATTTGATATTGCAGTACATCGTGGAATAGTGTCATTGCAAAATTATGGCACAGACAAAGAATTAATTATACATCATGATCGTTCTTGGTTAGAAACACAAACATTACGTACAGTATTTTTCTTAACCCAGTGGCTTGATAGTATCAATGCCAACTATATGATTCTTAATCTAAGTAAAGATTTTGATATTAACAATGTATGGGGCCCTAGTAATTTTGTGTTGCCTTATTGTATAAATCATCCAAGATGTATTATGTTTAAAGATACCTACCACGGCATAAACATTGGTGTGAATAAACCAGCAGATTCAGACACGCCCGAAGGCCATCATGGCCCTGCAGGAAATCAATACTATTTTGAAAAATCATTGTTACCAACAATGCAAGAATGTAATTTAGTTTAAGGAAAAAAGTTGTTAAAAGAATACGGATTAGATGTACAACGATTGTTTTTAGAAATGATGCTGGAAGATGCTTCCAGCTATGTGCGTGTACAAAACATTTATAACCCTGAGAACTTTGATAAAAGTATTAGGTCGGCAGCAGAGTTTATCAAAGAGCACTCTGAAAAACACAAAACAATGCCAGATCGTACACAGATCTCAGCAACATCTGGTGTCAAACTATCGCCAGTTCCGGACTTGAACGAAGGACACTATGAATGGTTCATGACCGAGTTCGAAGCGTTTACTAGACGTCAAGAACTTGAACGTGCTATTTTAAAAAGTGCTGACTTGTTGGAAAAAGGCGACTATGATCCAGTTGAGAAACTGATCAAAGACGCAGTGCAGATCAGCTTGACAAAGGACATGGGCACAGATTACTTTGCTGATCCCAGTGCTCGTATCAACAAATACTTCAACTCAGGTGGACAAGTGAGCACAGGTTGGCCACAAGTGGATCGATTGTTGTATGGTGGATTTAGTCGAGGTGAACTAAACATCTTTGCTGGTGGTTCTGGATCAGGCAAGAGTTTGGTGATGATGAACATTGCACTAAACTGGTTGCAACAAGGACTCAGCGGTGTGTATATCAGTCTTGAATTGAGTGAAGAACTCACAAGTTTGAGAACTGATGCAATGTTGACCAACATGAGTACCAAAGATATTCGCAAGGACATTGACACAGCCACAATGAAAGTCAAAGTTGTTGGCAAGAAGTTTGGACAGTATCGTGTCAAAGCATTGCCGGCACAGAGCAACATCAATGACATTCGTGCATATATCAAAGAAGTGCAAATCCAAACAGGCATCCGAGTAGACTTTATCATGTGTGATTATTTGGACTTGCTGATGCCGGTTAGTGCCAAAGTCAGTCCCAATGATTTGTTTGTCAAAGACAAGTATGTGAGTGAAGAATTGCGCAACCTGGCCAAAGAACTGAATGTGCTGTTTGTGACTGCATCGCAGTTGAATCGTAGTGCTGTTGAAGAAATTGAATTTGATCACAGTCACATCAGTGGCGGTATCAGTAAGATCAACACAGCAGACAACGTGTTTGGTATCTTTACAAGCAGGGCAATGAAAGAACGCGGCAAGTATCAAATTCAATGTATGAAAAGTCGCAGCAGTACAGGTGTTGGACAAAAAGTCGATCTAGAATACAACATTGATACTATGCGTATTACAGATAATGGCGGTGATGACGACAACAGCAGTGGATCATTCAAGAAGCCCAGTATATACGAAAGCATCAAACCACAAAGCCGTATCAGCAATCCAGAAGGAACCCCTGCATGGAATAAACCTGCCGACGGTGAAACAGCCAAAGTCACAGCAGATGTTCAAAGTGCTAAACTTAAACAACTACTGGGCGCAATTAAAACCAATTCATAAATTCACAATGAAAGTTATTGTTACATATCCAGGAGATAGATACTCTAATAAAGAACTCTTGCAAGTACAAAACACTACGGACTCGTATGTATTACACATATGGGATGTGTGTGACGAAGAATACGTTTATTGGGTCAACGGCCTTCAAAATCCGCCCAGATACATTGTCAATGACAGCTTGAATCTAATAGAATTATCACAAGGTTATTGTTATGGTGCAAACTTTTGGTTGGAAGCCGAAGCTGCCAAATATAAAAATTTTTTATATTGTACCAACACAACAACTGATTGTATTTTTAATTTTATGATTAATAAAAAACAAATCAACAGATTTCTATGTATGAAATTGGTAGAATATTTTAATCTTAAAGATTTTAGTTACACCTGGAGCGGTATCGGCGAATCATTTGATATGGAAAAAATAATTGCTGAAAAATCAAGAGCGTCGCTCTTGCCAGACGATCTTTATAATGAAATATTATCACCAATTAAAACAATAAATCAAAATTTTAATATGCCCAACGGTCTTGACATAGATGTTAACTATAAAAATCTGCCTAGTATAGCTAATTACGGTGATAATTGGCAGGTGTGGAATGTTGTAGTTAAAAAAATGTTTGAAACATCTGCTATTTCTTTAATAACTGAGTCGGTTAGGTATTCAAAATCTATTTGTTTTTCAGAAAAAACATTGTTTTCAATTTTAGGACTATCTTTTCCAATTTGGGTAGGTGGGTACAAACAAGCAGAAGAATGGAAAAGATCAGGGTTCGATGCTTTTGATGACGTTATAAATCACGATTATCAACACTGCGATACTCTAGTAGAAAGGTGTTATTATGCCTTTAAATACAATTTAGAGGTGCTAACAAACAAGAAAAAAATAAGTGATTTGCGGGAATTGCACAAAGATCGCTTGTTAAACAATCGTAAATTGATTTTAGATAATCAGCTTGATAAATTTAATAATTCTCAAATTAACAGTTGGCCATTGGAGTTACAAAATGCTATTCTGCCATCAATAGTGTCACACTTTAGATAGTAATTTTTATAATAAATAACGCAAAGGTCCGAGACTATTATGCAAAAGAAAACTAGAAGTTTATTAGAAGAACTCGATTCAATGTACATTGAGCGTGACCAGCGTCATGTGATTGAAACTCGTGCTAGTAACATTATTGCCAGTGCTATACGGTTGCTAGAGCAAATTGACTCTAGTTATGATCCCGAAGTGGCTAAGAATTTGCAACGCAAGTTGATCAACGCCATCAACCTACGGGATCCTGGCAAGTTTACTAGAACAGTGAGAAGAACAGATGCAAATTCATGAATTAAACAAGCGTAACGTTTTGGAGCAACGTCCACCAAAACCAGCGCCAGTGACAGGACTAGACACTAGTAAAGTGTCTCCGTACATTGCAGCTCAAATTAAAAAAGCCGAAGCAGACTCACAAGCAAACTTAACACAACAAGCACAAGCGCCTGCACAACCAGCGCCAGCACAACCGACCCGTTCTCAAAATATACCAGTAAATCCCAATGTAAAACCCGGTGGCAGCAAAGAAGCCCAGGCGTTTCAAGTACAACGGGCAGCACAACAGGCAGCACAACAGGCAGCACAACAGGCTGCACAACAGGCAGCACAACAAGCAACCAAGCCAACCTGGCGTGATAACATCAAAGGGTTTGGAAAAGCAGTTAAAAATGCAGCCGTTGACTCTACTCGTAGCAAATGGGATCCGGCATACGCATACGGCGACCCTGGTAGGCCTACCGCAGCACAGCCAGTGACGCCTGCGCCTGACATGTCTACAGAGTTGGCCAAACTTGGTATAACTGATCGACAAGTAGCAGGTATTGGAAAAATACTACAACAAACAAACAATCAGAATACACGATTGACAAGAACAGGTGATCCAGCAGTTGACAAATTTTTACAAGCAATGGGATACAACGTAAGATGATATTAAAAGAAGGCGGCAATGTTTTCAAAGACATGAATGGTCAAATACTGACTCAGCGCATTAACCAAACTGACGTTGCACCGACACTGGCATGGCTTGACATGATGTTGCCCGGACTGGACTTGCAAAACAATACTCTGGGATCTACAGGCAAAAAACCCACATCCGGTGATTTGGATCTTGCAGTGGATGCCGGCCAAGTCAGCAAAGAACAATTGGCCAATAGACTAACACAGTGGGCCACCAGTCACGGACTCAACCCTGATGAGTATGTCAAAAAGTCCGGTATTTCCGTACACTTTAAAACACCCATTGGCGGCAATCCCAACTCGGGCTATGTGCAAACAGACTTTATGTTTTTGACCAATGTGCCATTTTCCAAGTTTATTCTCAGCGCACCAGGCGACAGCAACTACGGCGGATCAGATCGTAATGTGTTGTTGAACAGCATTGCCAAAAGCATGGGCTACAAGTTGAACCAAAACTCCGGTATT